AGGTTCCACACAAAGGATTTGACATGCTGCCCTGTTCTGTGCTATGCGCTGAGGGTCGTGGTGTTGTATGCGTGTGCATGGGTTTTGGGTCGTTTTAGACAGACCTGTCTGTGCGATTGTGGGTGAGGTACAAGAAAGTGGCCTAGCGTTTCCACTAGGCCACTTAGGGTTATTCAACTTTTTTCTTTGTATCTGCCAGACAACATGATTTTGATTTGGAAGTGATCTTCTGGTATGTCGGGGTTTTCGAGTTTGAGCATTGACATGTAGTTGAGTGCGTGGTGGAATCCTGATTCACTGTTTTGCCATTCGTCGTTGAACGGGAATCCGTTGATATAGATTTTGATGATGTGTTCTTGAACGTATTCAAGTTTCATTTGTCTGTTCCTTTAGTGGTTTACGGAGACATTTGATCTTTCTATACGTAAATGTCACGTTGGAACCAATGGCTCATCTCTCCATCACAATTTGGACATTTCATTGTTATGCCTTATCTATACTAGATATCTCAGCTGTTGGAATTAACTCTTGTACCCTATTCAAGGCTTCAACTATACTTGAAGCTCTAACGTTTATGCTTCCATGGAAATTATCAATGGCCCCGGAGTTAAAATAAACAATCCAGCGGTCCATAATGCTAGCCATTTTTATCCTAATCTGTTAAATCAATCTTATCCAGCTTTCGACTGGCCCAATACTTTTCGTTCATGGTGTGGTCTTTACTGCGAGGAGGATGAGGGTTGCGAGGTCTACGGCGAGTAGTACCCATGCGATGAGGAAGAGTGTTTTAATCATGGTTTCAGTGTACCACTGCTGGGATGAATCCGGAAGTGATGATGAGGGCGAAGATGAGGCTTACTGTGACAATGATTCGTTTGTTGTTCATTTGATATCGCCTCGCTTCCACATGCGCCACAGTGTGGCGACGAGTTTTGCGCGGTCGTCAAGGCTGAGCCCTGATCGGTTGATCGCGTTGCGGAGTCGAATATAGTCTACGCTATACATAGTTTTTCCTTACCGGGATGTGGTGGGAGAGTCCGTTACTGTTACAGTATTGGTTTCCGTACTGGTCAAAGAAACACCGTTCCTCATCATCCCATTCTAGTGCGTTGTGGCAGTGTTTGCATGTCCACATTCTGAGGGTCATATTTCCATTCCCGGTAGGGTTATGAGCGTTTCGTTTCTTTGGATGAGGGTTACGGTAACCTTTTGAGGGGTGGCGTAAAAGTGTTCGAGTAGCACGACACCTTCAGCAGTAGTGTATTCAGTACTTCGAGGGTAGTGATCGCGTTTAGCTACTTTGCCGACAACGGATTTTTCCACGTCTTTGTGTTTGTGCGTGACGCGGATTACATCGCCTATACAGATTGTTTCCGGTTTGATATGCCGGATCGGAGAACTTTTTCGCATGATGCTATAGTAGCGGCCCGCAACGTTTCATGTCAATGTTGCGGGCCGCGTGTTGTCAGCTAGGAGTGGGCGTGAAGCCTACGAACTTCTGTGCTAGCCATGCATCCTGATTCGCTGGCCTGCCGGTGGGAACGCCGAAGTGTTCGCACAGTTTCACGAAACGATCCCATGTCACACCTGTGACGGATGCAAGCTCGGGCGGCAGGAAAAGATCGGTAGCGGGCTGCCCGTTGTTCCCAGTGTGGAGACCGCCGACCAAGGATCGGTAATCGTTGTAATCGTCAGGACTTACAAAGTCTGTTCGCTGTCCTGGCATAAAGTGAGTGACGACGCCATTCGGTACTGCAATGATTGCTTCCATAGCTTTGATACTACTTTCTGCCGCTACAGCGGCCACATGTGGATATCCGAGGTTGACAACATCCCAGCCACCTAACCAATCCGTCCAACCCTCATAGGTTCGACCGCCCCATGACTGTTCGATATCACTGATTGTTGTCCTACCGGTGAGACCGGACGATGGTTTGTCGGTTGATACCGCGTTTTCTCCGCCGAGCGAGTAGCAGATATGTCCTGCCGCGTTTCCGTTACCGAACCTGAGGAGCGCGCCCGCCGGAGGGTTGCGATCCCCTACACGCTTCCTCTCGGTAGGGCACCTGTCCCACCAGTCTTTGGCAGTGTTGTACGATCCGGGGGAATCGCTTGTGCCCGCGCCGAGAGTATTCCACACGGCTTCCAGACACATTCCAGTGGTCCAGCGACCGGCGGCGAGCAGGCGAGCCGCGCCCGCCTGCCCGTCAACCTGTCCGAGACTCATCAGAGTTCCTTAGTAGTCTGCGCCCCGTCAACGACTGGAGCCGCGTCCTCGTTGCTCACATTTGACGGTACCGGCTCGCTTGCAGTGGCGGAAAGAACGGCGGTCGCAGTACCGGGGTCGAGCTGCGCGACGGCGGCCTGCAACTTTGCGGTGTTGTCATCAAGTTGCTTTTTGAGCGCGCTCAGCGTGCCGTTGGTGTTCGTCTTTACCGTGCTGATATCTGCGGCCTGCTTTGTGAGCGCTTGCAGAGTCCCAATGAATCCCGCCACGGTAGTGAGCAGAATTCCGATGAGGGTTACGAATCCGGTTGCGTCGTGTCCGGTTTCGATGAGCACGACAACGGATGCGATAATCACGATGAACGCTACGATGAGCAGCCCGATAAGCCAACCATTAAGTTTGAATCCCATACTATTTCCTATCTCTTGAATATTTCAGTGAATGCGTTTCGTGTGGAGGGACGGTCGAAAACCATCTTCCCCGTTCGGAACGCGGTTCTAAGATAGCTGAGAGGCTTATCCTGGAACGTCATAAGCGCTTTATCCTCAGTGATCCTTTGAGGCAGTAGCGTAAACCAATTGTTCACCTTTGGCAACTTGGTTTGCACGGCATAGGTAGCATCATATGATGAGTGCCATATGCTGAATGTGCCATTAGTGCATTCTAGTGTGAAGTAGTATTTATAACGCGAGTCTTTAGTGCCGATAAGGTTCTCATTATTGTCTGCGAAGTTGTTACCTACAGCATACTTTGCGTATTCTGTTCCCTTAATAAACTTACCGAACGTTGTCTCGTAGATACTAGACGCGAACGCTTCTGAGTCGGGGAAGTGGCAGACGATGAATCCCTCATGTGAGCGGATGAATTCACTACTTTCATCTGGCCGAATCTCGTATTCGATAAAGTAGGGGTTCATGATCGACACACTGTTAGCAAGAAAGAAAACTTTAGTCTTGTCAGTGTACCTGTCTACCGTCGAATAGAAGTTGTTGAAAACGATAGCCTCATCCGGCAGATAGTGAAGCGCGCCCGTTTCGATAATGAACTCGTCATAAATGATGGTTTTCACTTTAGGGAACGCTACAGACTTTTGAGTCTGTGCCGTGCTTAGTGAGATAAAGTACCCCATGATCTTCCAGGAGCGTTTCTTTTCCTCACGCGTCTCTACCGGTGCATATTCTGCAATGTTGCCGTTAGCGCGTAAGTCGTATTTGGGAAACTTGTGTTCAATGTCAGCGAAGAATGTGTTACGCGCTGTAGCAAGTTCCGTCTTGTAACGACGGAGGTAGATGAATTGATCGCCGTTCTTGATGGAGGAACGAATAGCGCGTTCTTTAGCGCCGTACGTTTTACCGATACCTCGCCCGCCGACGACAAAGTTGTATGTGCCATTGTAGGACAGCAACTTGTCGAAGTTGTAGAACGGGTGCCTAGCCATAGTTCAACCTTATCACGGGTACGGCGGAAAGGGATCGTGCCCCATCCGGGAGGGGTCTGCCATATAGATTCGTGGATCAACGGTGTTCGCATCATTCCACGGCGGCGACGGCTGACACTGAAAGTGAAGATGGGCCCCCGTGGATTGCCCAGTAGACCCCACCTGCCCGATAACGTCCCCCTTATGCACAGGCGCTCCGACGACAACATTTGAAGGATTAAGCATGTGAAAGTACAAGGTTTCTGTCCCGTCCGGGTGCAGAATTCCGACACGGTTTCCCGATCCTGAACTGTAGGCGTTCTCATATATTGTGCCGTCTGAGACTGCCCAGATATCTGTACCGGTGATCCCCGGGCCCGATATGTCGATTCCGGCGTGCAATTGGTTGACGCCGGTTACGGGGTCGACGCGCATTCCGTAGTTGTCGGTAACGCTCCATACGGTCATGTCAAGGGGTGTCTGCCATGCCCCGGTTCCTCCACCATTGTCTCCGCTTCCACTATTGGGACCGGGAAGCCATAGATCGTTACCGGTGGGATAAGCAAGAATACGGGTTCCATCGTCTAAGAGGATTCCTAGCTGATTACCGTACTCTAACAAACGAATAATCTTACCCATTGACTAGTATCTCTTTCAATAGAGCGTCGATGAACGGAACATAGTTGTCGTACCGATCGGGGAACGCCGAAACCTCCACGGCTTGCGCTGCCTGTCCCGGTGTCATATTGGTCCAGTCTTTATCCAGCAGTCCTTCTGGCGAGGGGTAGTTGGGTCCGGATGGGCCTCCGAAGAACGCGGCAACCTCATAGCTGATCGTTGCGCAATCTGTTGGCGACCCCCATCCCGACGCTGGCCTCATCTGCCATATTCCTACCGAGTCGTGATCCGATCCCTCCCCGTCGATATCGGGCAGGCTAGCGGTTTCGGGATAGGTAGGGTTGGACAGGTTGCGGAGGGATGATTCTGTCATGCCCGCTATTCCGGCAATCAGCGCGGCAGCACGGTTAACCCCATCGATGCTTGAACCATATTGGCAGATTTGCGACATTCTCACAATTTGGGTTGCGTTCAGTGTGATCGAGTCTCCGCTGGCGTCTGTACCGGTAAAGGTTGTGGGTAGAGGGTCAACCAGTGCGAGGTCACCGCTTCCACCCCCACCATTATTTCCTCCGCCGCTACCGGTTATGTCGCGTGTTCCTTTGACGACATAACCGGTAGTGGTTGTGGGGTAGGCAAGATCACGCGAACCGTCATCGTACATAATGGCGATAAAGTTACCCATACGAATTAGCCGCGTGATCGTAGACATTACAACTCGATTCTTTGAACCCTCATGCGAACAGAAACGCCCGCAGTAATAGCGGTGGGCGTACCACTACTTGCATTATATCCGGCCTCCACGGTAAGAATACCCCCACCGTGGAAGATGATAATTTCATGCCTAATATCGCGAGGGATAGTACCTCCCACAATATCATCACGCTTAGACCACGTATCAACGCCACCTGCTGTAACCTTAATGTACTTGAACCCGTTAGCCTGTGCGCTGGAATAGATCGGGAACGACGACTCAATCCTGTACCATCCCGGTGCTGCATCGTACAACGCTCCCCCGACAAGGCCGACCTGACCGGTCCCGAATGGAACGTCACCGGTATCAGCGCGAGTGAATACCGCGTTCCGCTGTCCGAGAGGGCGAACATTAGCGGTCATCGCACGCATTGAAAGCTGAACGAATTGGTTAATGGCTTCCGCCCCGTATTCTTGCGGGTGCCCATCGCTAGACTGCCATGCACTATTCGACCTGTCCAAACGCAAGTATTCCGCGTTTTCGATGTAGTCAACATCATCTGCGAGCATGACAGCAGCGCGCACGTTCTTTGCGACAGTCAATAGCTGATCGGTAGGAGCTATCGAGTACCACATGGGCGAGATAACCGTGATCGGAACATTAGGAATGCGTGCCCTGATATTCGCAATAACGGCCGTGACATACGATTGCATTTGCGCGTCTGAATATCCGAGAGGAGCATCGTTGATACCACCACAAACGATAACGTGCGTGCAATCAACATCAAGCAATGATGCTTGCGCTTGCATGTTGGACGCGCCACCATTGTTGTAACCGGTTCCGCCTACCGCAACATTATTCTCGGTAACGCCGAGCTGAGTGCAGAACTTAGTGGGCCAGCGCTTAGTGGGATCGGCCATTTCATAACCGGTCATATAGGAGTCCCCCACAAACCCCACTTTATGCCCGAGTCGCTTATACCATTCGTCGCCCTTAGCGAACCAACGCGAATATTCGGCGTTAGCGGCAGGCGTGACCGCAACCGTATCCAGGGTTCCCGCAGTTACCTCATCCGGTGTTGCCAGTCGCGTAACACCTGGCACTAGATCAGTTGCAGTGGCAATCTGTACACCGTCAGCGCTCAGCGAAAGCGGTGATTCGACAGTCAGGGGAACGTATTCGTTAGTGGAATCGTTCCAGAAAACTAGTGCATCATGTCCAGGGTCAGCGAATTTGTCTATCTTAGTGTCAAGTGCCGTTTGAGTGGCGGTAGATACGGGCTTGTCAGCGTCGGCGGTATCGTCAACGTTTTCGAGCCCAACATCGACTTTACCAATGGTGATGTTTCCGACGGCGTCGAACCCTTTCCCGTTGACGGTCTTGGCATAGATCGTGTCGAGGTATTTCCTTGATTCGGAATTGATATTGTTCACGATTCCGAGAACGACGGGGTCGCTTACCGTGATAGACGAATTTACAACCGAGTCAATAGCCTCTTGAATGCTTGTGTTCTGTGCTGCAAGCTGAGCAGTAACCGCGTCATTCTGCGCAGACAGTTGCGCGTTGATCGTATCAATAAGCGTATTGACCTGAGCGGCGAACTCGTCTCCCAATTCGGCCATGTTGTCATTGATATACGGTACAAGCGTTCCATTGAGGTACGCCCGCAAGGTTTCGAGAACTTCGAGGTATGTTGCACCATCACGGTAGGTAAAGGGGGTGATATTCGTGATAGGCATGAATGGCGGCGTGTAATTGCCGATAGGTGGAATAGGGTTAATGATCGTCATTATTTCTCCTAGTAGTAGAACGGATAAAAGCTCGTGTTATTGGTGTACGTGTCGCCAGTATCCCATACGCCCATGAAAAGTTCATCAAGTTCTGCGATAACCATAATATCAACGTTGATTAGTGAGTCACGATATCTCATAATCAACTCGGACGCTACCCCCTGATAGCCGCTAACCTCCGAATCCCCGGTAGAGCTAGCGTTCACATTAGAAGTAGAATCCTCTATAGCATCGCTAGTAGCTGTCGTGTCGCTATTCACGTCGGCCGCACCGGTAGCATAATCCTCGCTACCCTCCAACATTGTCTGCGGTGTCTCTGATGTTACCGAGCGAGACTTTGATTGATTATCCGTCGTAGTGTTGTTTGTTCCGTGACTGGTCACACCCTGAGTGTTAGAACCGGATGTAACCGTTTTCAGGTCGATGGTGGAGAGTGGATCGTACTCGACCTTTGTACTCAGGTACATTTGATTGTATACGGGCATAATCTCGTTCATCTTGCGTCGCATAGCAAGTTGGAACATGTCGATGGTTTCCTGCCCTATCTCACGATTCCAGTAATGATCGACAATAACACCGGTAAGGTGGTCACGGTATGTCTCATCAAAGATAGGATAATACGCAAGACCAATATTGCCGCTAGTGAGTTTCGTCACCCCATCGACAAGCTCAGTCGAACCCCCAGTAAGCTCTATTACGCGTTTGAGGGGGATTGTATAGGCTCCCATTAGTTGGCCTCCAAGTTCGTGTCGGTTGTTACCCCGGTGGAAGCGGATAGTTGCGAGTCGATTATCTTATCAGCAAGGCGGTCAACTTCTGTATTGTATTCAACCCAGACGTTAAGCCCGTACACTTTGTTGATTTGTTCGCACGCCATACGACGCGCATTAAGGTTGACGTATTTCATAGAGCTAGTCTGCTCATCGTTAGCGTCAACTTCTGCTGCAACTAGCCGTTCTTTCTTGTCCTGATTAGCGTTCTCGATTCCCAGCAAACCCATGCATTCATTCCACATGCGAGCGCGAACAATCGAAAGCTTCTCAATAGTGTCAGGATTGATCCCAAGGTCAATGACTTTCAAAAGGTCCATGTCTTGAAACGCGCCTGACACCTGAATGCCGTTCAGTCCCTCATCCATCTGTCGGTTAATGTTGACGGCGGTAAGTCGCTGATTTTCATTAGTGGCTACGTACTTATTCTGTCGTGCGTTTTGAGAGTTAATCTCAATCGTTCGATCAAGGTTTGCAAGACGGTTTGCATAGATGAGGACAATGTCAATATCGGGAACGCGAACATAGTTAGCCCAGATAGGTACCGCTATACCGGCCTCTTCCGTTTCTTTCACGGCGCTAACTTGCTTGCTGACAAAGTTGTTTCCAATGACAACAAACCCTGTAGGGTTGTTCATCATGTTAAGGAAGTTGTTTCCTCCACCCTGCAAGGCAAAGAACTTATCGTATTTCTTATCCCTATAAAACACTGCAAGCGCTCGCTGGAATAGGGTCATTTCAAGAAACCGTGTATCAATCGAATCAGGCATTCCCGTCCATTTGAACCTGTTCATGGCAAGCTCAGAGAGAACGCGAATCAGCATTCTCTCAATCAAGGCTTCACGATTTATTGCGGGATTATTCTTAAACATGGTTCCGTTAAGGTGCCGTGTATAGATATCGTCGGCCCCATTAGGCCTTTTGTTGCGGCTCATAGTGTGATCCCATCTAGCGGCGAATTTTCCGCAATGTCAATGTTCCCAATGTCTCTAGGGTCAGCCCAAACGGTAACACCCTTTTCAAAGATTCCGCGAATTACTTGCTTGAAACTTTCCGGCATGGCAGAACTTGCGATATACGTTTCAGTAAGCTTCCAGTAAGTAAAGCGGCTCATCACCATAAAGTTAGCGGGCATTCTAGCGAATTGATTAACCGCGTAACCATACCTAAGCCAAAACTCGCCGATAGCACGAATGCGCGCCTGATCTATCATCTTAACCCGGAATGAGATAACCGCGTTACCGGACGCAATATTAAGCGTATCTCCACCCACCTGGCCGACAACACTCGGCGGAGCGAGCATAGTGTCACGCAACTTCGCATTGATCCCGGCGATAGTATTCGCATAATCACCTTTAGCGGCCCAGTCGGCAAGTTGCTTATTAGTGTCTCGCACGTAACCAGCTTGCTGATTCGATGCCCTAGTGGATCGTCGCGCCGCACTATTGCTGATAGCCGTGGACTGTGACCGTGCCCCCTCATCAATGGCGGTGCCGATGCCGCCCACAATAGCGGCCCCTAGACCACCAGCGGCTCCTACAAGCGCTCCGGCCGGGCCCGCGACCATCCCGGCGGCAGCGCCCCCGGCAACGTCTGAGACACCACCTACAACGGCTTTCGCGGTGGCAACACTGTTCGCAAGATTCGTCTGCGCCGTGGCCGCACCAGTACCTATCCCCGTAAGCTCGGAAGCGAGTTGCATTCCGGTAGTGGCTTGATCGTAAGAAACCTGATTAGACCCCAACGCTTTCTGTTGTGACCAATCAGCATTCTGATAGGAATACGCGATACTGTGCGCGTTCGACGCCATAGCCATAAGCGACTGATTGTTGACCGTCGCAAACGTAGGAAGCGCCGCCATAACGGTTTGCATATCAAGGTATTCGCCTGAATCGTCGCCACCATTGACAACTCCGGCAGTGTGGTCCGGTTCCACGCTTCGCAAACCGCTAGCATTGTATTTCAGTGGAGATACTACCAAACGTTGATTAGGCGGAGTAACGCTTGCCCTAATAGCAATATTCGCATCGGGATCATTCCATGATTCTGGATTGATAATAAGTGGCGACCCTGTGAACATGGTTAGTTCACATTTCATATAAGGAGACGTCCAAAACTTTTTCAGTCCCTTATACCTATCCGGGATGTATCCGGTAGTAACAATGTCACGCCAATTTTGCAGCATATGAGTAACCTGGGGAGGAACGGCCTGAACGTTAACATTCTGCAAGTTGTCGTGCGTCGAATAGAGAACATTAGGCATAAAGTTACTGATAGGTGGAACGGCGGCAATGGAGATAATGCCTTGCGTTATCCACGGCTTATCAAAGTTCGCTGCAAGCCAAAGGTTCAATTCTCCGATGTTCTGGAAAAGGTACTGATTAGCGCCGGACGGCATACCGAATGCGGTTTGACCTCGTGCCGAATTAAGTTGAGGATCGGAAACCGTGCCGGGATCGGCGGAAAGATCAACGGTTGAAACAACCAAAACGTTATAGGCGTTCATGACTGACTGGCTGATTTGATTAATGGTCACCATTTCAGCGCCAGTGTCCAGCCCCTCAGCGATAGTGAGGTAGTCGCGGCCATAGTTGTCGAACGCTTTTTCGTTGGCAACGCCGATATGCCCGCGCTCAACATAGCAATTACCGAACTTTGCATCGAATCCGAACGTTGTCCAAACGTCAAGCTGAACAACTATCTCGGTAGTGTTAGGGGCGATGTAGCGAACGTCGGTAATAAAGTAGTAGTAGTCTTTGGCAACGTCGCCGTTGATCGGCTGAACCGGGTTTGACGCTCTAAGATAGTTGTACTTATACGCGGCGTTGAATGGGATCGGGATACGAATTGGCTCATTAGGTTTCACGTAGGACAGATTCGTGAGTACAATGCCAGCATTCTCAATACCGTTGATATACGCGTTCAACGCGTCCCTTGTGCCGAACGAAACAATGTCCCGATAGTCATTATTCCAAGGCACATTGCACAACGTGATACGGGTGTTTTGTGTCCATACTGCATAGTTGAATTCCAGTCCGAAGTCGTATTGATTCGGCGGGTTGGTTATCTGATTCATGCAATCTCTTTCAATATGCAAAGCAAAGGGGAGGGCAACGCGTGAAACGTGCCCTCCCCTTACTGTTTTCTGACTACCCTATCAGGCCCCCGGTGCGAGAGTCCACGACGCGGTAGCGCCCGTGGCAAGCTCGAAACCGGATCGTGCGACAGCGGTAAACACGGTCGATTCAGTGATGTGCTGAACGGAACCGTTGTTCACATTCACGCCGCCCATCTTGTACTGAACACCCGTCACCGTAGGAATGGTCACGTTATCGTCAGCATCAACCGTCAGATTCTCTGGCGTGACCTCGAACAGACCATCGTCATCGGAATCTTCCTCAGCATCCGGGTTAGGCCACAACACTGCCTTGTCTCCCACAATGTTCACCGTGAGAGTTGCAAGCGTCTGAACCGGGTACGTGTCAACCGCCGTAACGTTGACCGTAATCTCCGTCGCGTTCTCATCAATACCGATTGCGAGAACGCCCGTCTGCGTGACGCGAGTGGAGGGATTGTGGATCGACGCGATATCGAACCTAACCGCGTTGTTGTCTCCACCGGTCGGCGTCGTGACAGCCTCACTGACGATCTGGTAAAGCTCGCCACGAGTGACCTCAGTGGCAGTGTTACCGTCAGCGTCGAGCAGCGTCGGCGTTTCAACAGACGTAACAGGCTTGTTGTCCAAGTTGATAACCGTCCCCGGCTCAGTGGTGAACAGGATCGCGGGCACGAAACGTGAAGCACTAATAACCTCCCAGTGATGCAGGAAGTAGTTAGTATGCAGCCCGACAGGGTTGATAACGTTCGTGGTATCGAGTCGCTGATCTGCGATGACGAAAAAGTCTCGCGTAGTCAGCACAGCCTGAGCCCCGTCAATACCGAAGTGTTCACGCGGAATAACGGTGGTGCGGGATGCGAATTCGGCCTTGTCGATGTTGAATGCACCTGCTAGTGCTTCCACATCAACCGCGGCGTTTGCTTCCGGCGTGATGAAAAGTTCAAGCTCATCAGGCTGGGCCGCGACCGGCATTCCCGACGCGTTGTAATGTGTGCTAATGAACTTGAGATTGTCGGCCATTTCTCGCATACGCCGCAACGCGTAACGTGCGTCGTTACCGTCCGACGTGGCCGCGCTAATATCCGGCACGTTGACATTGAAGAACCCGCCCGCACGGTCGTACTCTCCAAACAGGGATGTAGTGAGCAGAAATTCGTCCCAATTGTCGGAGGTCGTAGGCGCGTTCATCAGGTCCGTGATGAACCCGGAAAGGCCGTTCTCGTCAAGGAAAGCGCGTCGGAGGATTGCCTCATTAACGCTGATCTTGTAGAAGTCCTGACGATCTACCTTGTGGAAGCTGGACTGAACATCGGGGCGTTCCTGACCAAAGATATCTCTTTCAAGATAATCCCTGTCGGTATCGTAACGCTTAGCCTGCAAAAGCCCGACGTTAATTTCCTCGATAGTGTCGCCGTATTCGAGCATCCCCCTCTTGAACTTTGCAAGCGGGTTCGTCCAGAGGTTATTCTTTACGATAACCAATCCGATACGGTTGACCAGAGCATCCACAAACTCATTCATGGACGGACGGTTATTCAGCAGGTTCTGAACAACGTCCTGAACGTTCGCCTTAGTAGCTGCCGGGATTCGTTTCTGATAATCCACCGTGGAATACTTGCGAATAGCATTGAAAATATCAACGTTGTTCGGATTCCTGAACGGCGGAACAATAGGTGTTGGCATATGTGTTATTCCTTATCTGTTAGTCTTCGCCGAAAAGGTCGTCAATATCGACGTCCGTTTCGTCGGATTCATCCGGTTCCGGCGTTGCTGGTGTCGTGCCAGGAATCTGCATCAGCAGATCATAATTCGCGGCCTTAGCAGCCGTCACCTGAGCAGTGAGGTCTGCAATCGTGGCATCCTTAGCAGCAAGCTCCGCCATAAGAACCTCAACCTTAGCAGCGGCAGAATCCTCCACATCAGGCGTAGTGTCGTTAGCGGGGGTCTCGTCGGTAGTCTCGCCCTCATCTGGCGTGTTGTCGTCAGCCATATTCTTTCTCGCTTTCCTTTATGGTTTGTTGAATGGTGTTGCAAGTGTACGCGACAGAGGCGGTAACCAACTAGTAGTTACCGCCTCTGTCTCTTATCGGGGCATCCCGCGAACGAATCCGGCAGGTTGCGAACCTCACGCTAACACAATCCCGATCCAACGGGTGCAATATTGGCTAGTCCGTTCCGCCCTACGGGTGCCCTCGATGCCCGCTACTTGGCGGGGGTCTTGCCCGGCTTCGCTGATACCGCGTCGTCAGCCTTTTCGGGCGTTTCCTCCGCACTCTTGCGAACACGCGGCGCGTGCTTCGCGGTCAGCGTGTACACGAGTCGAGTCGTGCCGTCCTTCTCACCCTCCGCGCTATCAGGCGTCATTGGCTCCTCGATGCGCTTGCGAGCGGTGCGGTTCTGGTCGTTCGCGGCCTTCGCCACCTGCAACTTGACTCGGGAAAGATCCTTGTTGGACACGGTAAGCTCCATACCCTTACCCTCACCCGCTGCAATCAGCTCGGTAATCTTCTCATCGTAAGGGTTGACCTTCTCTGGCTCGGTAAAGTCGATGATGCTCATTTTCTTGCCTTTCGTTTGTTTTCTGTGATGCCCCGATAAGGGCGATTGTGTAGGGGCACGTTTTCTTGGGTCAAGCCAACGTTGTTTGAATCATCCGGGCGGGTGATCCCCTGTATGTGTTCAGCTTAGACTAACGGGTTCATAGTTTCAACTCAAAGGGAACATCTTTCAGCACAACCCCGCCAGGCACGCTTTTAGGGTGCAACTTGCCGTGCAAGATCGTCCCCGGCACGAGCGAGTCAAACGTCAACGTCTCGGCCACTTTCTCCGGTAGTCCCGCGATATGGGTTACGTATTCGCCCGTATACTTTCGTTCTAGGTACGCTTTCGGGCGAATGTAGTAGGCGGATTGGAACGTGTATTCCAGCTTCCATGCGCCCAGCTTTGACGGGTGAACCTCGATTGTCTCGGGCGGCTCATCTTGCAACAGGTGGAGTGAGTCCGTGTCGGCATAGGCAAAGGTGGCGTAATTCTCTTGTGCTGCCCTAATGGTGAGGTCGCGTGCCCATGCTGTGATGAACACCCCTACAGCTGTATAGATGGGAGGTCGCGTCTCGTCCTCGCCTCGCACGTACTTCACGGCCCCGTCTTTCAACACCGGTATCTTGCTTGTGATATTAGGATTGCTCGCGAACTTCCCGTAAAGACTGTTCAGGTGAAGCTTAGCAATCTCCCGCTTACCGCCTGTCGATTCAGCTTTAATCTTTGACCATTTGTTGATATAGGCATCGAACATTCCGCGTGTTGCCTTGAATCGCCACCCTCCACCATAGTATACGACATTGATATTGTAGTGATCGTTGTAGAGGTCCCAGTCAACGTTAGTTACCATCATCGTCGTTGGCTCAGTAATCTCTTCCAGATATTCCGTACCGAGAAAGATGGATGACCCTTTGATCTGAATGCACGGTATGTGATCCGGCTTGATCTTAGCGGTAAAGGTCACACTAAAGATAGTCAGTGGATAATTGTCGGACGGTTCCACAATCCCATCGACAAACTCGGGCATACCATACGGAAGAATACGGTTCATCATTACCGAGGGGTACAGCGAATTCACGTCAAGCACTAACCCTGAACCGGTGACGTATCCCCCGAACCGTTTATCTCTGTACGTGAAACCGCCACGATAAGCTCGCCTAATCTCGGCATCCATCTTTTCGTCAAGCGTTGGGAACGTGCGGGCAAACCATTTATCTCCCACCAGTCGCTTATATTCGGCCATGCTGTCAGAAGCTACAGTGAGCTTTGTCATCCCCTCATCTATGACCTCACGTAATGCGTGGGCGATGATCGCAACGTCACGCCTCAGATAATCCCATTCCTCCGCTGTTGGCTCATAGCCGACCGGTCTATGTGCATCGTAGTCAATATCGCCCTTCCCCTCTACCAGCCCGAATGATGTGGCGATACGGCGAACGGTCATGGGTAGTTTCTTTAGCGAATCCCTGAATTCTGTTTGGTGACCGTTCCACCATGTTACCGTCATGGAATAGAACTTTCCCATGTCGCTAATCAGGGTGCGGAATTGCCCCCTGGCGATAGAGCGTTCTGTAGTGTGAGTGAACCCATGTTTGAGTAGCCAGTCGATGATGAAATGGCCGTCGAATTTGAGGTTGTGGAAGTAGCACGCCGAGTTGTGTTTACTGATTCGTCCAATGAACGATGCTATGTCTATGTCGAATTCTACGTTATCAGGGTCAGCTATAGGCGCTAGTCCCCATGCCCATACTCTGCAATCTTTTGGGTCGGTAGTTGTTTCAAAGTCTGCCGCATAATTTGCTCTAGCTTTCTTGCTTATTCTGCGATTGGCGGCAGACGTTTGGCCCATTTGATATAATCCTTTATATCGTTCAACGCGTCGCTATACTGATTGGCTATCATTTCCTGCCTACTGTCAGCAGCTTTCATCTTTTCAAGCTCATACGATAGTGAAGCCGCACGCATAAAGTCTGACTCATGCACCATAACATCGAATTGGTAATCAGTCAGCTCGTTTATCTGTTTCTGCAACTCATGAGTGCCTATATGCGTCATCATCTGTTCAACCTCATTGCGGCGAGCCTTAATGACATTAGGCAGATACCGGCGATCAAGCTTCTTACGCATATCCTTAATCAATGCGTCAATATCAACAATGCCCGTTGACGTTCTCTCCACCTTGAAAAACGGCTTATTAGCAGCATCCCCCTGAGCGCGCTTCAACCCCATCCCCAACGCCTCGCGCTCCGCAACGGTCAAACCGCTACCTGGAACCTTAATATTCCCGCGCTCTGCCATTCGCTTATCCCCTCGCGCATTATGCAAAGCTTCAAGCCTCTTATATTCGTTGAACTTAGCTTTAGGAATAGGTGTTCCCTTAGCTCCCGGAACGAATTGGTTAGCTCGTGAATTAAATTCGTCAAGTCTTTTACTATATGCAATTAGTTGCGATGCTGTATATCTCGCAATTTTCTTCGCATTGGTTCTAGGATCGTGCCCAGTAAAACTAAGTTCAATGCCTTTTTGTCGAAGTCTACTAACTTTAGCGTTCGCGTTGCGTTGCTTCCTAGCAACATCTTTTCTAAGTTGTTCAATTAATGCCCGGTCAACGCGTTTCGCCATATAGACTTCCCCGATTCTTTTAGGTACAATAATAGGGTGACATTCAACGAATGAATGCCACCCTATTAAAGCTGGTTACTAGATGAACTTCACAGTGAAGAAAGAATAACCATTGTTACCCTTCTGCTTCTGAACCGTGATGCCCACCGGCTGAGGCCACGACGCTGGCTCGCCCAGCACGGAAACGATGTTCCGCAGACTCGACAGCAGCCCGATAGACGTGGCGTGATATGCCGTGCCGTCCGCGTCGATCAGCACAACGCGCGGAGCTGTCTGAACCTCGCCGGTCTGCTGATTCGTCAGGTCAACCGGCTGAACGATGAAGTTGACAAGCTGGATCGGCTTGCCAAGGTTTTCGTCAATCGGAACACTCGTTGTCATTGCGGCGGCGATGTTCAGCTTGCTTGCGAAGTCGTCGCCCTTGATCGAGCTATAGAACCCCGACGCCGGATTGTTCATGCCCTCGATAACCGCGACAACATCAGTAGAGCCGGAAGCCTGAACGGCTTCCTCCACTGCCTCATTGTCAACAGTCTCGATTGCCTTTTCATCTGCCAAGATATCTTTCCTTTGTTAGTTAGGATGAACCGATAAGATGTGCGCCACAAAATACCGTTGTGCCCGAATTGCTAATAACCTGTATTCTTGCGCACTCTCGCCCGAATGTACTTATGTTCGCATTCGTATTTATGTGGCGAGCAACACTTGATTCGATCGGACAAGTCTACCCGTCCCGGTCCCCTACTGAGGGCTAATTAAGCACGGCAATATTATGCACCGGAATATTCAATTATCGTGAGCCTCACTGTCCCTAACTACTCTCACGTGTTCATATTCAATTATGTACAGCACGAATCGCTCTTAAGCCTCAAGTCATCAGCTATCGAGACTAACGCACTGTAGAGCGAATTCGTATGCGATTCCCTCCAACAAGAACAACACTACACTAACCTAGACCCTAGTACACCTTAACGAAACCCACAAACTTTCTTGTGCCCACCCCACAATCGCACAGACAGGTCTGTCTAAAACGACCCAAAACCCATGCACACGCATACAACACCACGACCCTCAGCGCATAGCACAGAACAGGGCAGCATGTCAAATCCTTTGTGTGGAACCT